TGAAGCGCTCGCGGTTCATGCGTCCGTTCTACCATGGCGGCGACTACACAGCCGAGGAGTACAAACCGGGCAGCGTGGTCGTGGACAACCCCCCGTTTTCAATCCTGGCGGAGATCGTGAAATTCTACGACGAGCACGGGATCAAGTTTTTCCTGTTCGCGCCGACGCTCACCCTGTTCTCGCCTGCGTCTGCGTCTGCGTGCTGCGCGATATGTACCGGCGCTACCATCACATACGAGAACGGCGCGAACGTGAACACATCGTTCCTCACCAACCTTGACGAAGGGACAAGGGCGAGGAGCGAGCCGACACTGTATGCAGCGGTGAAAGCCGCGAACGATGAAAACCTGCGGGAGCAGAAAAAGGAGCTCCCGCGTTATTTATACCCCGACTACGTGCTAACCTCTACCCGGTGCGCTCAGTTTTCGCGCCTGGGCATTGACTTCGTTCTCCCGAAAGCGGAGAGCGAGCACATCCGGCGTCTCGATGCTCAGAAGGAGACGGACAAGGCTGTGTTCGGCAGAGCTTACCTCATGAGCGAGCGAATGAAGCAGGAAAAGGAGAAAGCCGAGCGGGAGAAAGCCGAGCGGGAGAAAGCCGAGCGGTGGCATCTCTCCCCCCGTGAGATGGAGATCGTGAGAAGACTGGGCGGCGAGTAGCCGCATAAAGGGGGTTTTAACCATTGGCAAAGGGAAATATGCGGACTGGCTGACGCCTGATGGCCTGCTCCGTGTCGAAGGCTGGGCCAGGGACGGGCTCACGGATGAACAGATCGCCCACAATATGGGCGTCGGGTATTCCACGTTCCGGGATTGGCTCGGGAAGTTCCCGACACTTCTGGCATCCCTAAAAAAGGGCAAGGCCCCGGTGGACATCGAGGTCGAAAACGCGCTCTTGAAGCGGGCGACCGGGTACACCGTGACGCTGAAAAAGCCCATAAAGGTGAAGACCACGAAGCGCGTCACCGGGAAGGGCGAGGTCACGGAGGAACGGATCGAGTACGCCGACGAGGAGCAGTACATCCCGCCGGACACAACGGCGCAGATCTTCTGGCTGAAGAACAGACGCCCCGATAAGTGGCGCGACAAGCGCGACGAGGCCCCGCAACAGACGAACGATCTGCTGCAATCCCTCATTGACCTGGAACGGGGGCGCACATGATAACCTGGGGCACGAAGCAGGCGGATCTGATTATGGCTCCGTTCGACCGGTGCGTGGACTGGCTGGAAGGCACGCCCCGAAGCGGGAAGACTACCGCCGGGACGATGCGCTTTGCGCGGCATCTGCTGAAAAGCCGGGACAACATCCACCTGGTCACCGCGTACAGCGCGGAGCAGGCGTACCGGCTGATCATGGACGGCGACGGCATGGGCCTGTTGCATATCTTCAAGGGGTTTTGCCGGACCAGCCACGACGACAGCGGGGCGCACCTGCTTATACGTCTGCCGGGCGGCGAAAAGAAAGTATACTGGAAGGGCGGCGGCAAGGCCGACAGCCACAAGGCCATCACGGGCATGAGCCTGGGGTCGGTGTACTTCTGCGAGATCAACCTGCTGCACGACAGCATGATCCAGGAGTGCTTCCGGCGTACATACGCGGCGAAGGACCGCTGGCACATAGCGGACCTCAACCCTCCCTCCCCGGCTGATCCGGTGCTGAAGAACGTGCTGAACGTCCAGGATTGCCGGTTCCTCCATTGGACGTGCGCGGATAATCCGATACTCACCCCGGAGCGCTTGCGGGAGATCGAGACGGCGTGCAAGAAGTCGCCTTTTTTGTATAAGCGCGACTGGCTGGGCGAGCGGGTGATCCCGGAGGGCGTCATATACTGGATGTTCTCACCTGAGAAACACATACTCCCGCGCCTGCCGGAGGGCGTGACACCAGTTGAAGCGTTCGTGGCCGGAGACGGCGGGACGACCGACGCTACGTCCATCGGGTTTTTCATCGTAGGCGCGGAGAACGTCAGCCCTATTACGCACCCCCGAAACTACCGGTTGTACATGGTGGGGAACTGGCATTACGACGGCGGAAAGATGGCAATGAGCGACCAGGCAAAGAAGATTTGCGGGGAGTTCCTTCCGTACATGAGAAACAAGTACAGGATGCGGGAATCTGATGTGTTCATCGACCCGGCTTGTAAAGCGCTGCGCCTTGAAATTGAGAAATTCGGCATTTTGACAACCGGCGCGGACAACAACGCCCACGACATCAGGGGCAGCTCGAAAGGCTTAAAGGTTGGCGTCGAGATGATGCAGAGCGCCGTAAACGACGGGCGATTTTTCCTGGTCGAGGATGAACGGTACGGGACGGAGCCTTTCGTCAAGGAGGCGGGCCTGTACTGCGTGGACGGGAACGGGAACCCGGTAGACGCATACAACCACGTCATGGACGCTACGCGGTACGGAATGAATCACTTTTTGAAGGCCTACGGACTGTGGGGTTGAGAAATGTTTGAAAAACTGAAGCAGAGGTGGAGAAACTTCATGCAGAGAGCAGCAGGAAACGCGGGCGTGGCGCAGGAGTTCAAGAGCATTTTTGAGCTGGGCGGCGTTCCCGCGTTCAATCAGTATTATACTTTCGGCATCTTCATTTGGAAGTTGCTGTACAAGGGCTTCTATACGGCATGGCACCTGGTCCCGGCACCGACCATCGAAAACCCGAAACGCAAACGCAAAATATTCCGCATGAACATGGCAAAGGCCGTTTGTGCGGAGATGGCGTCTTTGGTATGGGGCGAGGAGTGCACCGTGAACGTGAGCATGGACGGCAGGAACGAAAAAGAGCCCGACCCTCTGGACGGGTTCGTGCATAAGGTCCTGACCGAAAACGCGCTTGCGGAGAAGATGCAGGAGAGCGTTGAACAGGCGCTTGCCTTGGGCGGTGCAGCGCTGAAGGTGTACTCCGAAGCGAAGCACGACGAGGACGGAAACGAGATCCCGGACACCCGGAGAGTGTGCATCGGCTACGCCATGGCGGATCAGTTCGTCCCTACCGCATGGGACAACGCAAAGGTCACCGAGGGTGTCTTCATCTCCCGGCAGGCGAAGGACGGGTATTATTATACCAGGCTCGAATGGCACAAGTGGAACGGGCTGACGTACACGATCACCAATGAGCTGTACCGGTCCGAAATGCGGCGCGGCGAGAACGGCGAAAGCCAAGACATCCTTGGCATCCGTTGGCCGCTGTCAGACGTTTACCCGTACCTGGAAGCGGAAACCGTTGTGCCGGTGAGCGAGAGCCTGTTCACCTACTGGCGGACACCGATTGCGAACAACCTGGACGACAATTCACCCCTGGGCATGAGCATATACGCAAACGCCCTGGAGACCCTTCACGCGCTGGACATCTGCTACGATTCCTTTGTCTCCGAATTCCGGCTCGGCAAGAAGCGGATCATCGTCCCGGCCCGGTGCATCCGAACCGTGGTAGACCCGACCACCGGAGCGCCAGTCCGCTACTTTGACGCGACTGACGAGGTATACGAAGCCCTCCAGACCGACAGCACCGAAGACCTGAAAATCCAGGACAACAGCGTGGAGCTGCGGGTGGAGGAGCACGTCAAGGCGATCAACGCTTTCTTGTCCATCCTGTGCCTGCAAACCGGGTTCAGCGCGGGGACGTTCACTTTCGATCAACACACCGGGCTGAAGACCGCGACAGAGGTAGTCAGCGAGAACAGCAAGACCTACAAGACCATCAAGACCATCCAAAACCAGCTCGCGCCCGCGCTGGAAAGAGTGGTGCGGAGTATCGTTGACGTTGCCGCACTGTACGACATGGAGTATGACGGCAAAAAGGTGGAAGACCTGGCCTCCGGAGGGTATCACGTCACCATATCCTTCGACGATGGCGTCACCCAGGACCGGCAGACGAACATAAACGAGGGTGTCATGCTGGTTGGCGCTGGTCTTCTGTCAAAGTTCACTTTCCTCACCGACAAGAAGTACGGGCAAGGGCTGACAGAAGAACAGGCGAAGGCGGAGCTTGAGCGCATCAAAGGCGAGCAGCAGACCAACGCCCTGGATATCACGAAGCTGTACGGCATGGGGTGATTAAATGAACCCGCGCGAAATTGAGGAAATGAGCTGGCGCATGGCCGAGGTCTATGAGGCCGTGGTGAACCGGATCCTCATAAACATGGCGCGGCACTTTCAGTACATCAACGCCGGAGAGGTCCCGTCCGGGACGTGGATCTACCAGGCTAAGAAGCTGGCCGAGATGGGCCAGGTCAACAAAGAGACCGAGAAGATCATCCTGGATATGCTCGGCGACGCCGACGGCGTGCTCCGCGCCCTGCTGGAGGAATCCATCCTGAACGGCCTGAAAGACGCAGAACCGGCGCTCAGAAAGGCCGCAGAAAAGGGTTTTCTTC